AGCGAATGGAAGGACGTACTCTACATTTGTTGATGGAAACAAGATCGAAATCAGTCTCAAGGGCAACGAATGCGCCGCGTGTGCAGGAATTTACTTCACTACCAAAAACGGTGAAACTTGCATTTCGCGCGATTATTTGGATGATACTAGCAGATTGGTCACTGGTGACGAGGCGGAGTTGATACAAACACTGTTCGAAGCGAAAGAGTTTTCCTTATTGGAGGGTAGGTTCGACAACATTAACCTCTCCCACGCCATTTTGACCGAGCGCTTCAAGAGTGCGGTAAAAGGGGTGCCACACGATGTGGCGTCGTTTGCGAAAACCATGTGGCACTTTGAATCTCCGAATGAATTACTCAAACAAGAAATTAAGCAAACATTGAAAGCCGACATCAACGTTACAGGTTACGACGCCATGAATTGGTACCCTTTCTTTAAACACAACAAGTTGACTAAGAGTAAAGTTAGTTACATTAAGAACGGAACCAGAGTCACGGACGAAAAACGAGGCTCTGCAATGGACTACATATTCTTCGGCCTGCACGCGTTAAATGAATATACTAATAAAGATTTGGCTACAAAGTTCGTGGCTAAACAATACACTAAACTCGTCGGCGCCAGAAACACAGATAAGCTCCCGGGAATGACGGAAACTTTGGAATGGCACAAACACCACAAAACAAAGGCTTATTACAATTTAGTGGAAAGAGTGGGCGCCATGCGAGTTAGCGCTCTCCAAGAGGCCGATTCCTTGAAGTACGTACCTCAAAACGTATTTAAAGTTTTGGCTACGAGTGCCCCAGACCACAGATTTGCTAGTAACAACAAAGATATGCTCGGAGACTGTAAACATGCATCCGCGGACATTCTTGTATGTAGTTTATTTGAACATCACGACGAACCCGTACAGTTCTTCATGAGTACCAGCTTCGCCACTTACGTGACTAATCAGAGGAATAAAGTAAGTTACGATCATTGTGGATCTAACAGTGTGCTGGAACATAAATTGCAACATGCTCTTTTCAATGACATGCTAGTTCAACATCTATCTAGGACTCCAGCTGACTCGGCTTTGTACGCTGATTTGAAAAGACAAATAGAACATGGTGACGTATGGACCGGCCTATCCCACGACGCAAAGACAGTGGTGTTGGGGCCAAGTGTTTTATCCGCCAGCAAAACCGCCTGGGTGGAACTGTGTAGAATGTTCGATCGTGTGTATTTCTGGACTCCAAATGATCATCATGTTATCGATGGGCAAGATTACATGAAATTTTCCGACAGTCGCAACATCTACCCCGTAACGAAGGAAGTGATAAACGCTATTAACACAGGTTCTAAACTCAATCTCGGTGAATGTTCGAAGGTAATTCACACGATTAAATACCAGTCAGGTTTCAGACTGTGCAGAGTAGACGACTTGATCGGCAGCACCTGGATGGATGTTGTGATGACTGACAACAAAACCGTTTCAGTTAATTTGCCTGAAATAATTGTTGACCCTTTTTCCGCTTTAAGTAACAAAGCACTACTGAGAACCAGAAGTCTCGAGTTGAATGTACACGTCCTTGGAAATTTGCGGAGACGATTGTTAAGACCAGATACTACCTTCGAAGATTTGTTAGTACAAGTGCGGACGCTGCAGAATTCAGTCAGTTATAGCACTAGCAGCATCAACAGCAGATTCAATTTGACCGAGTCTGAAATTCTAGATACAGCAAAAATAGCGTGGATGATGCATCAGCACATGATGTACAAATATAAGTTGATTTCGAAACAATATGGGGTTACCCAGCACTTAGTATTGAGCATGCAAACTTTCATTGGTTCGGTCTTTGATAAATTCGTCCCGAAAGGCACATTCAGTAACCTTTACCAACACATGAGTGCAACTTTCGGTGCACCAATGCTGGATAAGATCTTTTCGAACGTCGCCTCGAACCTAGACAAATTATGTTCGATCGTTGGAAAAGAAACACGTGATTTGAGGGTTGAGGGAATCCTGTTATTTAACAAGGTCACCGTACGGACTACTGCGGAAATGTTAGCTTACACTAGACGAATCTTTGGAAATGACGAATTCAAGTATTTCGTTGCCGCTGGATGTCCACACTGTCAAAATTCGCAACTTGACAATCTGTCCAATTTGGTTTCGCATGATTTAGTCATCATGGACTACAAACCGCCGTCAGACAGGTACATTCAGTTACGAACTGAAGATTGTAATCATTACAACGGACTGTCACAGGTCGTCGTGGGACGGAAAAGAAATTACCAAAGATGCAACACCATAAATGATTTACCTTCCGGACTTAAATTGTGGACTGGGTTGAGAACTTATAACCTTGACGACGGGGAGTACAATTATCCCATCGACAAAATTATAAAGACGGACGCTGACGGTGATCCCGTTTACCCCAAATCAAATTGCACAATACACGTTGATCTAGTAGACGAGTACATTCGCACGCTATGTTTCTTCTCGCACAACATGAATTTTATAGTACACGCCACGAATTACCTTGACATGTTATGTCATCAGTACTCTAACAACAAAGTTTATTATGTTAATCCCAAGACGAAAACCATCGTAGACGTCACCCGCAGAACTTTCTATGATTTAGCAGAAAGAAATTTTTTAGTTTTAACCGGGAAAACTCCCAACAATTTTGTTAAAAATTCTTCTCAAATAAACGACAATACAACCATGTCGCACAACACTGTCTCTCAGAGTTCCGACGGTTTGTCTTACTTCTCCGACGACGAAACACCATCTGAGCGTGACGGTCCTGACTTTGAGCGAGTGACCGCAATAGTTCCCTGGATGTTACCAACTAATTGCGATAGATTGACGGCGACTACAGACGGTACGACAACGTCTTACCGTTCGGAGGGAGAGGGCGAAAAATTCAGTAAAATATACATTAAAGGTTTGGTCGACACTCGGCGACCGGTTTTAGTCCACGACAGATATGAACTTGTGCAATGCTACGCCAAAGTTATCGCCAATCCTGAACTGCCCGGTCTGAGTGAACACTGGGTGTACACCTGCTTGAGAGGAGACGTTATTGCTTTTCACGGCGAACAACAGTCAATACTATGCCATTGTGGGTCTCGGATGATGAACACGCATAATCCTTCGGGTTCATTGAGTTCTGGCTCGTTGAATGAGTACGATTTGTTCAAAGAGGGTACTTCAAGATATTTCAACGGCGAAAACCAACAAAGTGAACTTCCTGAAACACCTCCGTATAAAGCACCAGAAGAACCATATTTTTCATATGACAATGGGTCCTTCTCACAATACTTCTCTAGTTTGACCGGCATGTCCGTTTCTGACTTGCAGCAGTTGGCTGATTTGCCGAGCGATTTGTTAGTTGCCCTTATTGGCATTCCGGACCCCCCCGGGGATCCCAGCGCTTTAAGTTGTCATCCGTTGTTTGAACATCATAAAGGTTGCAATCGGGGTGTGCAAGATTGCGTCAAGTACGTTGTGAACAAGTGGGATGTCAAAAACACTGAAGCAAAACGCATATCAAATGATATGTACCTATTCTTGAAATGGCTTTGGTTAAAAATCAACATGGAAGTGCAAAGAATACCTTGGAACAAACGTATTGCTGTCACCGCAATGGATGCAGGAGTAGCTCAAAGAGGACCTTCTTGTCTTGGAACCCACACATTCTCTTTGACCTTTGATCCAGAGCACAAATTAGAGGATTCGGATCGAATAACCCACATAAGAGTGCATAACAGATTAGGGAGGTTTGGTGCTTGTGCCAGAATGATACTTGGTCTGTTAAGCGGGCGCAGATTCTACTCCGTAGGCGGCAGACCAAAAATACATACTTTGGGTCAAGAGTACAAATTAAAGAATATCAGAAACACTGGTAACGTTGTGATCGATTGGTACGATCATTGTATAAATGCAGACGGAACAAGGATAGATGTTCCGCCCGACATTGACACCCAAGCCTGGATCATCTCTTATTCACTGTGGAATTGTCAAGTATACGGTGTAGATGAAGCGTTTTATGATAAACTGCATATCGACGAAGTGTATTTGGGACGCGTTGATTATCCAAATGAGGATGAAGAGAAAAAAATAAGGTGCGCATTGAAAAATGATAATGTAAAAATTAACCTAGTTTCAAACCTTCCCGAAGACTACAGGACACCTCACTCGCTACTAGGCCAAGGCGGGTACAAGGATTCCGATTTCTTATGCCTCGTCAATTATTTAGATCCAGTCACGCTGCCTTACGATAGTCGCTCTGATGATAGAGGATCTGAATCTTTGAGCGTTTTCAAGAAACACGTTGAATACTTAAAAACCGTCGAAGTTCCGTCATCGGGCCATCCTCCCGAACTGCTTTTGCCAACAGCCTATGATATAGAATACCCTGACGTAAAAGGTAAATTGTCCGACTTAGTTGCTTCGTGGCCTGCCGTCACTACCGCGCGCTTCTCGGAATTGATGGTTGCATATGTTAACGCTAAAAACCAAGGCTCATACAGTGATCGCAAAAAACTGTACACTAATCCAATTCTTTACAAGGTCGAACCAAGAGTGGCCTCATGTAAAAACCTTTTGTCTAAGAGGGTACACTGTGTAGATGAAGACTTCGCCGCCGGAGCTCTGTTGAACGATGATGAAATTAACTTCCTAATGAAGTTTTGCTACAGGATGCAGATTATGAATTTCAAGAAAAACCAGAATTTGTATGTAACGTCTTTAGACATAGGTATATGTGAGAGGGGCTTACCAATCAGCAAACAAAACTCTCGGTACATAGCGTTCTGTAGCAAAGGGAGCGGAGGAAAAGTTTCGTCCTTAGGTTATGAACCCATAGAGTTCGACGGTTCTATAGGACGGCTTGGCGCAAACCTCCGTTACATGGTCGCTTGTTGTGCTACGGAATATGCCAGCGTGCAAATATTGAGCGGTCGCCCTGGCTTGCACGCACTTGGCGCTGAATGTGTTCTGTCTCAAATAAACAGCACCAAAAATGTGGTCGTTACCCCTACGCAGACAGCTAGTGACTTCCTCGACGGCATGATGGTAAATAATCATCCGAGTGACGCAAATGCGATCGACTATATAGTGCCAAATCTTGTGTATCCAAATGTTTACGGCATCGATGAAGCAAATTGGGAATTGTTCGACATCGGGGAATTCCGAGTTATCCGTGCAAGTACACAGCGATACTCAAACATGGCGTATTCAAAAGCAGACAAGGCGATGAGTGAAGGGAAAACTGTACTCGGCTGGAGCGACGGGGTCGTGCTTCCTCCCCAATTCGAAGCAACTTACATGATTAATAGTTTCAAAATGTCTCACCACTATTTGAATGTAGTTTCTTATTTGGATCCACTGTGCTTGTTAATCGACACTAGAGGGAAAAGTAATGGTTCAGAGAGGAAGACTAGCTGCGAGGAAAGCGACGCGCTGTTGCAGGAATTGCGAGAATCCGAATCGCAGGTTGGCATTACAAACATTACATCACACGACTTGACTCACGGTAGATCAAGAAATGAAAACAAATTTTTAAGATTCAACGTGCGCGACCCTATCCCCGTGTCGGATGTTGAATCTTGGTATGACCCCCCTGTCCGTGAATACTGTGCCACCCACGTACTTCACTTTGCTCTAAAGCGGTCTGGGACGGATATAAACTTGCAAAGATTAAAGTTGATTATAGGATCGAAACCACATGAGGATCACAAAAAAATTTTGGATTGGTTCGCATTGTGCAACTTGAATGTCTTGTTGTATCATGGAGCAACGGGCACTGCGTACATTAGCGATCCAAAGAAAAATATTTACATTGTTAAATGCACTATTTCCGAAAACGTGGGCCACGCATTATTAGCTGAAAAAGTGATTAGTCTTGAAGATTTGGAGAAAATGAACATATCAGAAGTGAACGACGTTGTTGATAGTAGAGTTACAGGTGTAAAAATTTTGGTTGAACCACTACCACAGGATGTTGCTCTCAGTGTATCTATGCTCACCAACACTGATCATCCCGACCTCGATCCGGCCTTACGACAAAAACTGGCGATTAGGATGCGAGGTAGATCAGACATAATTATAGAGCGCAATGGTGGATGGAAAACGGTTAGAATTCAACGCAACAAAACATGGACAGTTTGTGAATCATTAACTCCCGGGAGAGTATATTGTGTAATTGACAACAATTTGACTACTTTCAGGTTGTGCCTACAAAGTGAAGCAGGGCCCGTTGTAGCGAGATTTGATGGTCCATCCTTGGTGGGCGATGTTAACATCAGAGGTTTCGCTCCTCGATTACTCACCAAGAAAAAGATTGTTTCGGAAAACAGCAAGTACGGTTTTTTGAACTCGAGCTCAAAAAGAAGAGCAATGGACGAATACTCTCAATTTGCTTCTTACGCTGTAAATCCTGATGCAGACACGGTGATTGTGACAGACACTGACAATAGAAATCACCACAATCTGCGAGAACGCGACATTATACTTTCTGGCAAATGTAGAATGATACAGCAAATGCAATTGAGAGAATTGAACCTTGAGCTGATGGCTTTAGGTAGAGGAGTGGGAGTGGGACTTGTCAACAACGTACCCACACCCATGTTGAACGTTCGCACAGACTATACGGAAAGGTTTGAAAAATGTTTCAATAAAATCGTCACCACGGAACCCAGAGCAAACTGGCCTGCCAGTTTTTATTCTTCTGGCCTGTTCTTGTGGGATGTGGAAGGAAACACTCACATTCCTAGTTCAAACAAGTATAGTTCCGTGTTCGAAACAGACGGCGTGTACCATGCTGACACGGTCACGGATGAGATCAGGTTACGACTCGGACCAGACACACAGTTGCCGGGGTTACAGGATTATGGAAAGGATGTACGTGTCACAATTGTACCTTTGGAAGGTAGAGATTTGAATTGTTGGGACTCTTGGAGTCAGCAAAGTCGCACCATGATCAGTGTGTCAACAATGGAAACACTCGAATGTAGTCCTGTCGGCGAAGGAAGGGATCAGCTAGACGACAACATCACCATAGACGATCTTCGGAGTAACGAACATGACAAAGTGTTCGGTAAGCATGACACTCGATTAACGCAATCTAAAGAAGGATATTCCGATAATTACATGAACGTTACAAACAGTCTAGACATGCTGAATGGGGAGAGATATGAAGATAACAGTGACGTAGTTACGATCACACAGTACGCGGGGCAGGATTGCTTCTTGGTTGGGCATGGAACTGCAACCAGTGCACTGAACGGTGAAGTGGTACCCGAAATGGTCTTGCCTAACGTTATGGATTATTGGAGGGATGAAACTGCGATGTTACCGGTGGCTATATCCTTGCCACACAAAGACATTAAGCTTAGAGCGAATCCTGAATTCACTGGAATAAAGAACATTCTTAAAGCGAAGATGGTGGAATACCCAAGCCACGCACAACCCGCTTTCACCAAACGCATGGGAGCAGGACAACAAGCCGTGTCCGAATTGTTTGGCAGCAATCTAGTATTGAGAGAAGTTGAACATGACCCCGTGGCTGATGCAAAGCTTTTCGCAGAGACTTACTTTAAGAAAAACAGTCTGGTTGATTTGGACGAGGTGACTATTGACCCTGCAGACGTGAGAGCTTGGATCGAAGAGAGGCCAGACGGTGCAAAAATCTCAAAGGATTTGGAAGAAGTAGTTTCCTACGGAATGGATATTAATGGACTTGACAAAGTAAACGTTCATATGAAAATGGAGAGTCGAATGAAGGATGCGTTAATGTATGACTATACAAATAAGATGCCAGACACGATCGAGGAGCAAAGAATCCGATTGATCGTATGGCAACGCAAGGGAATAACTAGTATATTTAGTCCGCTTTTCAAAAAACTTAAAGAAAATCTGAAAAGGGTTCTAATAGACAAAGTAGTGTATGCAGATGGTTTGACACCTGCTCAATTGAGTGCGCATTACAATAAAATCCGCATGGCAGATACGGGAGCTGTGTTCGCTGAAGACGATTTAAAGAAGCAAGATAGGCAAACGGACATGACTCTGATCGATACCGAAATGGAGGTATATAAATTACTAGGCGGAAAGCCCAGCGTCATTAACATGTGGCACCAGGTTCACAGACACTGGCGTGCGAAAGGTATAGGTTTGAAATTTGTTGGCAATGCCAGTAGACACACAGGTCAGGCAACCACAGCTCTTGGAAATGTAATAATTAATTTAAACGTGAAAGGAAGACTGGTTCGTGAGCTCGGAAATCGACTGATATTAATGACAGTGTTAGGAGACGACAATTTAATCATTGCGAAAAGGCCCATAACCAAAGAAATGATAGAATTAAATAGTGCCAGGCATTTTAACATGGTGAGTGACGCTAGCATAGATGAAGTTTGCGGTACATTTCTTCGTAACATAGTTTACGAAAATAGTAATGGGAACTTAGAGTGCGGCCCAGATATAATTCGATTACGAAGAAGATTCGAAGTCCTAAACGGGGTGAGTGACAACACTGAGGAGAACTTGGCAATGCGGAGTATGAGTTACGCTTGTATGTTGGGCAAACTTCCACAAGTTGAATCAGTTACGGTCGAACATTTTCCGGGGCTGGAGTTGTCCGAATGGTACGAGTACGCTAGTCTTGCGAATGCCTTAGCCCACAAGTATCGATGCACAATTGCTCATGTTGACTACCATTTGAACGCTCTACTAAAGATGATGAGCGATAGGGAAGTCATCGTGGATTCAAAATTGATGTTTACGGAGATGGGTCATTAAATAAACGTGTGTGATGTGTGTGGG